GAAATCATAAGAAATTTATCTGTTGTTGAACACTCTGTAACAAGAATATTCTTTCCGTACTTAGTGGTTTGCATTATTGTAAGCTTCGTTTGATTTTAATAAAGTAAATGATTCTACAAAAGTTTTATATGGACAGTCTATTATTAGAGGCTCACCAGAACCTACTAAATATAATAATGTTCTAGATCCAACTGATGCAGATCCGTCATTTCTAAATTCAACATCTGCCTGTATAGCAGCAACCTTGGTTACATCAAATATAATAGGTACAAAATCCGTGTAAAGACCTTGGCCTGGATTGTTCTCTATTTCTTCTTCGCTATTCCACACTACACAATATGTGCTACAAAGAACAGGTAGTGGAGCTAATTCCTCTTCTTTTTTCTTTTTGGATTTGAAAAACATAGATTTTATTTTATCCAAAAATACGAAAATCCCCCTAAATAAGGGGGACTTTCTTTTCGACTCAGAACGGGAGGTCGCTTTCGTCTTTATTTTGGTCTGTGGTCTGGGGGGCGTCTTCTGTTGGTGCTGTTTCATTATTGTTTGATTTAGATTCACCCTCAATCTTCCATGCCTGTAAGGAATTGTATACTCTTCCGTTATACTCTCTTCCTTTAAGATTGAAGTGAATGTCCACTTCATCACCTGGTTTAAAAGGATCAATAATAAGTGTATTGTTGTTTACAAGTTGAAACTCAATAAGCTCAGGGTACTTACCCTCAATCTCAACAACAAATGTTCTAATTGCAAATTTGGCACTCTTCTGTTCGGTGTTGCCTACCGATTTGATTCTTCCTTTGATATTCATTTTTATATAATTTTGTTTTGCAAATATACTTGCATATGTTTTAAATGATCTATATTCGTTTACACACTTTTCAACAAATCGGTGTTTACTTGTTATTAAAATTTATTTGGAATATTTGTAAGAATGACATTACATTTGCAAAAGTAAAAACACACATAATAGAAAAACCATGTTACACATTGACAAAAACATTCCGATTCCAGATAGTAGTGGACGAGGACGCAAGACTGAATACATCTTGCCAGAACTAGAGGTAGGAGATTCTTTCTTCGTAAAAGGAGAGACCTCAAAGTACCTAGCTAAATTGTTCTACCAAAAGAAGAAAAGAAACTACGAGCTAACCGCAAGAACTATGGATGGCGGTGTTCGTATTTGGAGAGCAGCGTAATTTTCATTATCTTTGTTTCGTTGGAGTCGAGGCCAGCAAAATAAACAAAAAATATTAGCCCTGTTGAATGGTGTGAGACCTCGACCTCCCCATTCTTCGGGGCATTTTTATCTCACATTATGAACACAGGACAAATTGTAAGAGCAAGATCTGAAATAAATTTTACTCAGATTAAAAATGACATTCTTAGGTCAAAAAGTTTAACAATAGAGGAGAGAGGTCTTCTTGTCTATCTTTTATCTCTTCCTTTGGATTGGGCAATATATAAATCAAAATTACATGAAAACATCCCTGACTCTAAAGGGACTATTGATCGTGTATTTAAAAACTTACAGGATAAAGGGTATATAATATCAGTAAGGGTTATTGATGCAAAAACTAAGGTTTTTAAAGGATGGAATCATATTGTTTATGAAACCCCGATATTAGAAAACTCCGACATTGGGGAAAAGCCGACATCGGCGTTTGCCGACATCGGTCAAAGTATGCCTATACAAAGACAGAGTATTAATACAAATACAGAAGTTAATACAAATACAAATAATATATTGGCAAAATCGAAGAAGAAAAGTTTTTTGCCGCCAACTGAAGAAGAAGTAAAGGCATTCTTCAAAGAGAATAAATATACTGAGGAAGTTGCAATAAAAGCTTTTCATCACTACGCAGGAAATGATTGGTGTGATACCTACGGCAACAAAGTCTTAAACTGGAAGAGCAAGATGAGGAACAATTGGTTTAAGGATCAATACAAGATTCAGGAGGGGAAGATTAAGGTGAGAGATATGTGGGGAGGAATGCATTTAAAAACAAGAGAAGAAATAAGTAAAGCAGAACCTGGATTTTTTAAAGAAATATGAGCAACTACCAAAAAATAACAGCACTAGGAATCAAGTGCAAGGACATCTCAGGACAACAGAAGGTTAATTGCCCGTTCTGTGTAGATGGAAGATCAAACAAGAAGGACAAGAGTCTATCCGTTAACGTGGAGATGGGAGTGTACAAGTGCCACTACCCATCATGCTCTGCCTCAGATGGCAAGAGTGTAAATGTTAATGAGAGGAAAGTGGAATACGTAAGACCTGTCTCTCGATTACAGAAGGTAAGTGATAAGGTTGTTTCTTGGTTTGAGTCAAGAGGCATATCTAATAACACTCTGCTCCAATTCAAAGTTACAGAGGAGGAGCAGTTCTTCCCTCAAGCTCAGAAGAAACGAAATGCTATCTGCTTTAATTACTATAAAAACGATCTTTTAGTCAATGTAAAGTACCGTGATGCAGAGAAGAATTTCAGAATGGTTTCTGGAGCGGAATTGATCATGTACAATTTGAACTCATTAGAGGGCTATAAATGGTGTGTAATCGTTGAAGGTGAAATGGACTGCCTCTCGATGCACGAAAGCGGAATCTACCCTGTTGTAAGCGTCCCAAATGGAGCCTCTAAAGGTAATCAGAATCTTAAATATTTAGATAACTGTATTGATGAGTTTGCTGACAAGGATAAAATCATCATTTTTACTGATAATGATTCAGCAGGACTTTCTCTACGCGATGAGTTGACAAGGAGACTTGGAAGAGAGAGAATATGGTATGTAAATTCAATTGATGGCTGTAAGGATGCTAATGAGATACTTCTCACATACGGTCCTGAGATGTTACAAAAAGTAATAGCTGAGGCTTATCAAATACCGATAGAAGGAATAGAGAAAGTAAATGATGTAAAGGATAAGATAAATGATATATATCTCAACGGTTTTCCAACAGGTCTTAAGGCTGGATATCCAATGCTTGATGAACATATTTCTTTTAGAGGTTCAGAGTTTACAATAATTACAGGTACTCCCAACGCTGGTAAGTCTACATTCCTGAGTAATATCATTGTTAGACTCGCTGCAAAGCACTCGTGGAAGATAGCAATGTTTTCTCCAGAAAAACAACCTACAGAGATTTTATTTACAGAATTAGCTGAATTATTTATAGGCAAGTCTTTCTTCTCTTACAATCCGATTAATAAGATGACTGAGAAAGAAGTTGATGTGGCCCGTGAATTTGTTGAGGATATGTTCTTCTTCATGAAGATAGATGAGATGGACGTAACCATAGATGGTATTCTCGATAAGGCTGCCGAATTAGTAAAGAGAAACGGAATCAATTGCCTTGTAATAGATCCGTGGAATTACGTAGAGCATCAGGTCCCTAAGGGGATGAGCGAAACACAATATATATCAGAGGCATTAACAAAAGTAAAAAGATTCAAAGATCGTTATGGAGTACACGTTTTCATTGTGGCACATCCGACAAAAATTAGAAAAGAAAATGGATCTTATGTTGTGCCTACTTTGTATGATATTAGTGGTAGTGCGAATTTCTTCAACAAATGTGACAATGGTTTTGTGGTCTATCGAGATTACGCAACTGGAGAGACACAGGTCCACATTCAGAAAATCAGGTGGTCTTTTGTGGGAAGAGTTGGAGAAGTTAGATTTGTATACGATGTGAAGTGTAAGCGTTTCACTGAGATCGGAAGCGAGGAAAGATTTAGTCCTATAAATGATTACGAACAAAAAAATGATGAGATTTATGGAAACGAAGACATACCATTCTGATCCAACTTTCCAGTACGGACTCAGACAAGTGGCAATAACATCATATAAAGATGGAGAGCTAATTGGTTCAAAGGAAGCATTTTACGAAAACATAGAGGCTGTTTATATCTGTGTTGATAAAAAATATGTTGAAATAATTGAAGTTTTATTTGCATTTTGTGAGAAAAATGTTAGATATTTGCGAAAGAATAATTTAATACCAAAGGAAGTAAATGAAAAACTCAAAGCCAACGCAGGTAATAGAACTTGTAAAGAGCTTGGTATTGCCAAGCCAAATGGTACAAAAAAGTACCAGGAAAAATATCTACATAATTTATACAAATTCGTCTACTGGGATTTTATTCAAAATCACTCAATAGACCAGGTGAAAGAAATGTTTAACAAGATAAATCAATAATAAAATGACAACAGAAAAAGAAGAAAAGAAAATTCATTTTGGAGACATCCTAGAGTATGTGCCAAATGATCGTAAGGAAAGATTTATTCATGACCTTATTGTATATGTCCCTCACTTAAAAGAAGAGGCAGACAAGTTTAGCCATGTGATTCACAATGTTGCTATAGGTACTAATATGAGAAACTATATAGACCTTATGAAAGATGTGGCTAAGAAGGTGTATAACGCATCAGGTGAAGAAAACAGAAAGAGAGAAAATGTAGTCTATAGACAATTGGTTTTCTGGATGATGCATAAAACACTCCCTGTAACATTAGGCGGCATCGGGAGCGAGTTTAAAAACAAAAACCACGCAACAGTCCTCTATGGAATCAAAACATTCGAGGATACAATTTTGACCTCTTGGAAGGATAGAATGTTAGTTCAATATTTTACTGAGAGAATGGAAGAAAGTGGGTATCAACAACCTAAACAGGCATACAAGCAACTATTATATAAATTAAAAATAGAAGAATAAAGTTATGGAAATTACAATTGAGAAGCCGCATCAAACCGTTTACACTTTTAACGGTGAAGTTATTTTAGATATGAAGTACTCATATGTTTTAACTAAGATTGTAAACTTTGCAGGAACAGCATATGAAGTAGATGCTCATCCATCTTCAAGCGAAACAAATTGGGGCAACTGGAATGAGATAAAAAAACAATTTGTTGAGGATATAATCGTTAAACACTATGAGACACATGGAGCAGAGTAAGACAATATTAAGTCAGATAAAGTACACTTTTGTAGAAGAAAAAAAATATTCAACTGTACTAGAAAATGTTATATCTGATCTTCGCAAGAGAGAGGAAAAAGGTTTGAAAGAATATGGAACCACAGTTGACCGAAAAGATTTAACTTTGAAGGATTGGTTAAATGAAGCATATGAAGAAGCACTCGACCTTGCCGTCTACCTACGAAGAGCTATGGATGACTTATAATGAAGAAACAGACACTTACACTCCAGTAATTGTCACGCTAATGGATTACGAATACGAAGAAGATAAAAAATATGGAAAATAACTTGCTTTTTTTAAAACACCTAATTAAGAATATGCATCCAGATTGGACAGATGCTCAAGTAGAAATGGAGGCTGTTCGCGTATCTACAAATACAGAGGAAGAGGACGAAGGCTGTCTTTACTGCGGATCATAACAAAGTCTTGTTAATATAATTCAATCGACTTTTCAAAATTCTTTTGTATCTTTGTAAAAGAAAATAAAAACACACAATGAAAAATTTAATTGATAAGGTAGAGGAGTTTAACACGGCCTTTAATCTACCTATTAGAAAGGAAACTACAAATTTAGATCGCAACGAGATTGTTCTTCAGTACCGTCTTTTATTAGAGGAGCTTGAGGAATATGCAGACGCCGCGGCTGATGGTAATTTAGTGGAGGTTGCTGATGCAATTGGTGATATGTTATACGTACTAATTGGAACTGCAATACGTCATGGCATTCAGGATAAATTAGAGGATATCTTTAATGAGATACACAGATCTAATATGTCAAAACTAGAGGATGGTAAACCTATCTACAATGATTATGGAAAAGTAGTAAAATCCTCTTCATATTCACCTCCAAACATTAAATTTTTACTATGAACAACTGGCTGCTACTTGCATTAGCTATTTCATGTTTAATAGTTATTGCAGCTTATCTTGACGGGAATGATAATCAAAACGGATTCTCTGCATGATAATAAAATTAAACGAATCGGAGGTACACTTCCTAAGGACACTAGCCTCTACAAGATCTTTCTTCAGTAGAAAGAAAAATGTGGTGGACCAAAAGTTTGCCTCAGACAAGTCGGGTTTTGAAATTGACTTTGACGGATGCCTATCTGAGTACGCCTTCTGCAAGTGGCACAATATCCACTTTAGCCTATCCTTTGGAGACGATACAGCAGGCCAGCCAGATTGTGTATATAAGAATTTAACGATAGACATAAAAAGCACTCGCCTTCCAAAGGGACGTATGATTGTCAAGTTAAACCCTCAGCCGATGGATATGTATGTCCTCGCTATAGTGGAGAATGACTACACCATTCGCTTTGCTGGATACGCTCGTTCAGAGGATATTAAAAAAGAAGAGAACATTCGCAACTTGGGAACAGGCGACTCGTATGTACTCGAACAAGATCAATTATTAAGATTTAAAGAAAATGCATACAAAAAAAATTAAGGTAGCATACTTCCATGATCAAGAGGAAGGAAAATTGCTAGAAGTAACGGAATGGGCTAATGGTGCAGGTGTGGACGTTGCCATAACAGATGACACTGGTAGACAATTAATCCCACTCTCCTATAGAGACGCAAAAAACCTACGCAGACTCATTAGATATATCCTAAGACCAAATGTTGATTAAAGGCTATTATATCGAGGCTGAGGAGGTTTTAACCAATAGTGGGGGAGTAGACTTTTTTGATATCACTCCAACAGAGCAATTGGTAAGAACTATGTTCGACATTCGTGACGTGATGTCTATTCGTCAAGTTGACGAGTTGGTTCCAGAATATGCTGTAATAGAAATAGGCATGGGAAACCCACGCCTATTCAAATTATCTTACGAGTCAATAAAGTCTATCTTTATGAGCAGAGACTCTATTTAGGCTTCTTACAAGACTCGTCCATTTTTTTGTAATTTACTCGTCCGCCTTTACCACCTTTTACAACCAATCCTTTTTTCCCACCCTTATCTGCCTTAGCCTTGTCTCTCCAATCTTTTGTTTTTGGAGTATTTGCAGTCTCTTCAACAGGGATGCCTTTGTAGTATTGCTTTAAACCTTTACCCTGCTTTTTAATTCCCTCATTAAGACTTTTGTTTAAAGCTCTCTCATCTCTTCTCATCTGTCTTTTTTCTTGACGAGCCTCCTTTTTAGGATTATTGTCAGTGGTCATCCCTGTTAGAGGGTTAACCTTTGCGGTGGTATACATTGTTGCCATATTAATTTAATTAAAGATCACGTCCATCCATAGCGTATACATTCACCTTTGCGTATGGAATGTTAACATTTGTAGTGCTATTCAAAACACCCATTTCCGCAATGTAGCAGGCGTAACCATTTCCATCATTGTATATTTCAGAACAGTACTGAGATGCGTTAGTAATTAAATTATCATTTGAACCATTAATTGTAGATGAATCATAAACCGTAGGTAAAAATTTAGCTACATCAGCTGTAATGACAAAAGAAGTCAAAAAATTAACTTTTTTAAACTGAGTCAAATCTCCTTCACTGTTGTTATTAACTCGGATATATTCCTTTTTATTTAAGTCGAATGCGTTCATGGTATAAAATATTTAAGCAAATATACTATTTTTTTTAAGAGCAATTCCATTTTTTTAGAGATAATGCCTTTCTTGTCGGCTTACCCTTTTCATCCTTCATCGGACCTGGCATACCAGACATTCTTGCACAAAAGGATTTGCGTCTCTTATCATCCTTACTTCCCTTCTTTATTTCAGAAGGTTTCTTGGTTACAGCAGTTTGCAACTTCGATCCTGGATTAGCCTTTCTATAAGAAGCAACTCCTTTTGCATTGAGGCCGCCTTTCGGATCCTTCCCCTCCTTACGAGTCCAAGCTGGTGTTTTAGCCATTTTATTTCTTATTTATTTTTTATTTATTTTTTTTTAACCTTGGATTTTATAGCCTTCTCCTGCTTTAACATAGCGGCAGTAGGTTTCTTACCAGATCCTTTATTGGCTCTTATATTATCCCAAAGTCCTCTTGGAGACACGCTGCCATCTTTTCTCTTAAGCATTTGTTTTTTCATACTATTTCTTAATTAAGAATATTAAACAAATATATTGTTTTTTGTGTTAACAATCCAATTTCCATCCTGATTTAGTACATGAGGATCTTCCCTTTTTTATGTGATGAAAAGTTGAAGCTGTTAAACCAGTGTGTTTAGCCATTTCAGTACAAGATAAATACTGTTTTTCTTCTGTATTAACATTAAACCAACTTAATGCATTTTTTTTATTTTTTGACTCAGACATTTTGTTCCGACTATCTGAAGACATTTTATAGCCTTTTATTGCCTTGTATCCATTTTTATTTTTAGTATCCCAAGCTTTTTTAGCCCGAGCCTTTCTATCTTCTTTTGTAAGGTTTGCAAAACAATGATGTCCATTTTTTTTATAATACTCTTTTAAAGAGTTAGATATCTTTTCTTTTACTTCATTAGACTGAACACCTCCATTACCTCCCTCAGTTAAATTGTAACCATTTGGTGAAATCGTGTTTAGCGTCTTAATGTAATACTTTTCTTTTTCAAAACACTCTTCAATAGAATTGCAATATTCAAGAATTTCCCAAGAAAAAGATTCAGGTCCGTATTTACGCAAAGCGTTTTTAAAAAGATAAAAATATTGAGACTTAGAATGAGATTTGTAAACATGCGTTCTAATCCTTTTCTCTAAAGTAAGAGTAGTGTAACCAACATATTTTTTACCGTTGATTTTGTTAGTTGATAAGTATATAAGCATAGTAATTTGTTATACCTGCAATATACAACTAAAAAATAAAATTACAAAAAAACTTACTAAGGTTTACCTTGCGACCTGTAAGGTTTAACATAGTTTTTAGAGTTCTTTGAGCAAGAACACTTTGTCTTTGCAATTACTCCTGGTCTTTTCACCTTAGGCTTCTTCTTAAAGTTAGAAGTTGTTTGAACCTTTGCCATATCTTATGATCTCTTTAATTTATTAACTTTCTTATTAGCTGCTATTACATTCTTAGCGGAGTACTTTCTACCTGTATTAGAATCGGTAATAGAAATACGAGAGTTTCCTCCGGCCTTCTTAGTCTTGGTCATGGTAACATTTCCATCAACCTTAGTCTTAACTTTATTACCCTTATTATCTACCTTAACCTCTCTAGACTTGAGAACCTTCTTCTCTCCTCCAGCAAGTGAGCTAACTTCCTTCATACTGTAGAAACGATTCTTACCATTACCCTTCTTACCAGGCATGGCAATAGATAAGTTTTTCTTTACCTGCTCTCCAGTATCTGTATTTAAAGTAGTCTTACCTTTTGTAAGAACTCCAGTCTTCTTATTATAGCTGAGTGGATTCTTTACACTCTCTTTATTTTTACGTGGCTTATCCATTTATTTTTTATTTATACAAACAAAGATATTGAAAAAAATAGTACCTTGCATCTATGAAAAAGCAAAAAAGTAAATGCCCTGAATGTGGGTACTATAACGCTCATCAATTGGGCTGCTCTCAGATCGGCAAAAAGCCACTCCTATGCGACATAATCAAGGATTATAAGTCGAGTCTCAACTCTGGAGAGGAATACAAACTTCCTAATAATATTTAAAATTGTTAATAACTTAATTTGCATATTGTTTTCCGTTATTCGTACATTTGTGAAAACAATACAAAATGAGTCAATTAAATTTAACAAGCAGTGGAGTAGAAGCCTTTGCTGAAGCATTTGAAAAATTGCTAATGGAGCTTTTAGCTCTCAACATGGATGCAAGCAATGAAGAGATCGTAGGATCCGCAGTAAAGTTAATCGCTGGATTTGAAGGTATCTCACTTGAACCTCTCACAGAAATGAGAAACGATCCTGAGTTTCAAAACTACGCAAGATTATTCCGTGCCTCATTAGAAGAAAAAGATACAGATGAAGATAGTGAAGCAGCTGGTGTATGAGCGTATGCTCCGAAAGACCTTTAGTGAGGATCTCTCCGATGAGTTAAAGTTAGAGGTCTTGACGTGGGTACTCTCTCAAATGAATAAGAAAGAAAAATAAACAGCCCTGCTCGCGAGGGGATCGTAAAACACAGTAAGCCTCTGACACAAGCTCAAGTAACTGTTCTCATCGTATAGGAGATAGAGTTAGCCTTCTCGATGTCGTTTAAAAAGGCAAAATGTGTTGTCCCTTGAGAAAGGAACTAATAGCAGTAGCTCTGCACGTTTAGGCTACCAACACAGAGGGGTTCTCTCCCTCCACCTTCGGGTGTAAATTTTAAAAATAAATACAATGAGTAAGAGATACACGATTGAATTATCAGAGGAGCAAATGAGATTAGTCGCTCAATGCCTTGAAGATGTTTCTCGCTTCGCTTCTGGTCAATGGGAATTACAAAACACTATTGAAGCAATGGTAAAAGGGTTTCCGTTTACTGATCAAATTCAAAGACGAGATGATGCTGAGGAGCATTTAAGAAAAGCTAAACAAATCTTAATCCCTCAATTTGCAGACAATCAAAGCTATGGGTACAATAGCACCGAGTTTATCGGGAATACCTATCAGATCTATAGAACCATCTGGCATCAACTTGCAAAAGACAATGACTGGGATAATGTCTATTCCTCTCCTGCCTTGGCAAGTGGAACTTTAGGGACAATTAAAATAAACAGCAATGAGTAACATAGATACTTTAAAAATCATCAATTTAATAGCACTTATCATCATGTGTGTAATTACTTGCGCCTCTTTCAAAGAGGTGTGGCATGACAAAAAATCTTGGCTGTTTGGGCTGATAGAAGTAGAAGCAGGATTTGCACCCACCAAATGGTGGTTTATCTCTCTATTTATAACGGTTTCCTTATTTGTTTTTGGAGTGGGTTTAGGAGGTAATCTTGAGTAACAAGAAGCAAACCTCGGTAGATGTCCTCTTCGAAAAACTATGGGACACTCCAAAAGATAAATGGGAGTGGAATGCGGCACTCAAGGAGGTTAGAGAGATGCATAAGCAGGAGATGAAAGATTTGTATCTTGCTCATGTGACCAAAGCCCCTCGCCTGAGAGAAATCTTCGAGAAGCAATTTGAGGAATACTACACGAATACATTTGAGTAATCATGACACCTAAATTAAAGGCTAAGGAACTAGTCGACAAGTATTGGATCTATCTACGAGCAGGACTGCTTTATGACGAGGAGGCAAAAGACGATGCAAAGCATTGTGCCTTGATAGCAGTAGCTGAAATAGAAGATGCACTTACCGATTATGGTAGAGGCGACTCATTTCAACTTCAAAACATGGATTCTGAATTTAGATTTTGGGAACAAGTAAAAACAGAAATAGAAAAGCTATGAAGGAAACAAAAATTGAGCATATTAAGTTCCACACAGGAACTCAAGAAATGGCAGAGCATGAACAATTTATAAAGTCATGTAATGAAAAAGATATTGAGATAATCGGTTTTTGGGTAACTTATAATGATCGCCCTCACCAACATATTCCTCACTACCTTCATTATGTTATAAAAACTACAAGCTATGAGCAAGGTGACAATAGAATTTGACCGGGTAGAAGAGGCGGATGAACTGCGTACTGCTCTCGATGGGATTAAGTATAAAATGCTCCTCTGGGAACTCGACCAGAAGCTTCGCAGCGTGCATAAATACGGAGCCGCCATAGAAGGATCAGGAGAAGCCACTCCAGAAGAAATGGACGTATGCTACAGGATAAGAGAGTACATCCGCCAGGAACTACAGGACAGTAATCTGACAATAGAATGATCGGTTTCTGGATATGGGCAGATTAATACGCACAAAGGCGTATTGCAATAATTCCAAAAATGTTAATATATTTGCAAAACACATAATAACTAAATAAAAAAATAATTTATGAAAACAAAAAGAACGGTGTTCATCTACAACACCAAAGAAACAACAGAGCAAGAAGCAAAGTACATTGTCGACATTCTGAACTGTGATGACTCAATGCTATGGGATGAATCAGACCATGACGGAGTAGAAGTCTTTGAAGTACCAGTTGAATCAACAACTCAAGAAACATTTCAAGAATTTTTAGAAAGAGAAGGCTACGATGAAGGTAGAACCCAAGAGATATGGGAAGACGGTGCTAGAAGAGGTGCTGAATGGCAAAGAGAACAATTTAAAACTAAATAACTATGGAAAACGGAGAAAAATGCGCATTCGGATTTGAAGGTTTAACAAGCCTTGCGGAAGGTCTAACTAAACGCGAATACTTTGCCGCTATGGCATTGCAAGGTATTTGCTCAAATATTGACGCTTGGATAGGTCAATCGTTTGCAGTAAGCGCGGTTAAAATGGCTGAAAATCTATTAGAAGAACTTGATAAAACTAAATGATTATGAAAAAACAAACTGCGGTTGAATGGTACATTGAACAAAATTTTAATAACATAGTTCAGCGTGAAACACAACAAATATCACAAGATGAATATGTTATAGCTTATAATAATTTACTTAACCAAGCCAAACAAATGCACAAGGAGGAAATTATGAAAGTTGTAATGGATTTTGGATGGTCAAAAGAAAAAGCAGATAAATATTATAACGATACTTATGGAGGTAACAATGAGTAAACAAACTGCGGTTGAATGGTATGCAAATGCCTCACATGAATTAATTGTAAAAAAGAACAACGGTGAAATCACTAACGTTGACTTTCTCATTCTGCATCATAACTTGTTT